ATTTGCAAGTTGAATTCAGCTCTGATTTATCTCGGCAAAAGTATCACTTACGCACAGAGTTTAGACCTAACTTTTGGAAAAATTTCAGCCAAGTTCAACGAACCGAATCCGGCAAACAGAACCTAATTCACGACATTGGCTCTATTGTCGTGTATGTGAGTGCTCAAAATTGGGCACTCTTTTTTTTATCTCCGAACTTTGAAGACATGGAACAAATCGACATCAAAGACATATCCGGTGCTATCCTGCTTACAACTCCTGTTAATGAAGGCTGCAAGCGTAAGTTCACTCTGATGAAGGAGGACTACATCATGTTAAAGTTCTCCTTGGATAATCCCATATATTTCAAACTTGGTTCATACGTGGAGTGCGACTTCGGGCTGTTCGAGGTGTGCGACTTGCAGAAGCCAGTATTCAACACCGATAACGCAGGCTACGACTATGAGTTGCAGCTTGACGCCCACTACTGGAAATGGAAAAACAAAATCTTCAAATATACCCCGGAGACTGCCGGACAGGAAGCGTCCTGGAACCTGACCGCCCCGCTTGACGTACAAGCCGGTATAGTCCTTAGAAATTTAAAAGCTCTTGGTTACAAATACAAAGGACAAGATTTTGTTTTCTCCATTGACAGCACTGTAGAGAATAAGGCGATACTGATGACTTATGACAACATCAACATCCTTGACGCCTGCTTCTCTATGGCAAAGAAATGGGATTGCGAATGTTGGGTGACTGAAAACATCATCCATTTCGGACGTTGTGAGTCCGGCGATGCGGTGGATTTCGAAATCGGGAAAAACGTGCAGGAAATGTCACAGTCAGAATCCCAGTCCACCTATGCCACCCGTATCTACGCTTTTGGTTCCACCCGTAACATACCGGCAGACTACCGCCCCATTGACGAGACCGTGGTTGTGAACGGCGTGGTGCAGCGCAGGCTGATGCTTCCCGAAGGCACTCCTTACATTGACGCTTATCCTGATATGACTACCGAGGAAGCCGTCGAGCAGGTGGTTATCTTCGATGAAGTCTATCCCCGAAGAACGGGCATCATGTCGGATGTCACCACTATCGAAGTGACGGACAAGGTGGAGAATGAGGACGGTACAACCACCGAGGAAAAATGGAATGCCTACCGCTTTAGGGACACGGGTGTTAACTTTTCCGAGAAATATATCCTCCCCGGTCAGGAGCTAAGGATACGTTTCGCGTCCGGGCTTCTCAACGGTTTGGAGTTCGCCGTGAAGTTCAATCCTGAGGGAAAGCCGGAGAAATTGGAGGATGGCGGATGGAACCCTGAGGCACAGCTTTGGGAGATAGTCAGGAATGAGGACTACGGCAGACCGCTTCCGGATGGAGCGCTTATCCCCGAAAATGGTGATACTTACATCTTATCAGGCTGGAATCCCATGAAGATAACTGAAATGGGACTGGTAGCAGAAGCACAGTTGGAATTAAAGGACAAAGCCGATAAGTACGTTGCCAAATCAAAGATAGACCCTTCTACATATAACTGTAAGATGATGTCGGATGTCGCATACAGTGAGGGCGGAGTGCACAATCTCTACGGCATCGGTCAGAAGGTTAACTTAATCAATAAGGCTTATTTTGAGAACGGAAGGCAGTCAAGGGTTATTGGATACGAGTTTAATCTTGACTATCCTTATGATTCTCCGATTTATACAGTAGGGGAGACGGCAGCCTACTCGCGTATAGGGGACCTCGAAGGCAAGATAGAATCTCTTACCCTGAAAGGTCAGACTTATACAGGCGGTTGGGGTAGTGGGGTTTATCTGATTAAAAGAAATGATTCCACACCGGCTACCGACAATAATGCATTCTCGGCTTTGCGCTCGCTGAAAACTTTTCTTCGTAAAGATAAAGAAGATACCGCCAATGAGCTTATCACATTTTTGAAAGGTCTGCTTGTCGGCAAGAACGGTTCTGGTATTACTGTGCTTGAGAACGGTATGTCACAGTCTGTTGTTGATTATCTGTATGTCAAGGTCAAAGCTGTGTTTGACGAACTTGAGGTCAAGAAAAAGACGTATGTGGGTGGCGAGCAGGTGATTTCCCATGCAGGTATGAAATGCAACCGTGTAGAGGAATTGGATGATGTTTACCGCTGTTATTTTAAGGAAGAGGAAGATGGAATTGAGATAGAGAACCAGTTTACTCCTGGATCTCTTGCCGTTGCCCAGGAGTGCAATATCAAGACAGGCGTTTCTCATCATGTCGGTAACCGCTATTACTGGCGGTTGGTCACAGCGGTGGGTGAGAACTATATAGACTTGTCCAAGGCCGTGTGTGATCCTAATGTCGAGAACGATGTTCCGGTGGCAGGCGATGATATCGTGGGATTGGGTCATAAGACCGATATCACCCGACAGGCGGCGATAATTCTTTCTTCGGTGAACGAAGTTTCTCCGTCCATCATCATGTATCAGGGTATTAATGATTTTACCTTGACCGGGAAAGACGTCATTTCTTTTGATTTTGACAGGTCTACCGGTAAGGCCCGGATGAAGGTGTACGGAGATACATACATTGGTGATAAGGATCGGGGCACTTACATAGAATACACCCAGGACAAAGGTGTGGATATCAAAGGAGTCTTTCATATCGAAAAAGGAACTACAGGCTGGAAGAATGTCGAAGGTTTACCGGAAGAGATACAGTCAGCAGCAGATTTGGCACAAAAAGCGCAGGATGCAATAGACAATGCTGCTGTCGGAAGTGTCAATCTGTTGCGTAACTCCGGGTTTACGGGAGATTATGAAAGTGAGACATTGTCCTCTGATACTCAATTGTCTGCTGATACCGAATTGTATAGCAAGCAATTAAAGTATTGGACAGGTATGGCTACCGTATCTGCGGACAGTGAGGCTGTTTCCGGATATTCTGCTGCAATCGGTAGTTTGTCCCAATCTGTGTCATTGATTAAAGGAGAAAGTTATGTTATCAGTTATAAAGCAAAGGGTACGTCTGTGTCTGTTTCGTGCGGTTCTTTCAGTGTTTCTCAGCCTCTCACATCCTCTTATCAGAGATATATCCATAAGATTACCTTCAATGGCAGTGGTATATTTCTTATCAGTGGTACCGCAACCGTTTGTGACCTTCAATTAGAGCGTGGAACCATCGCCACAGACTGGAAACCGTCCATTCTTGATAATGACAAGGCAACAGCCGGTTTTCAGGCGATTAATTATATCGCCAGTGCTATTAAGGATGGATCTGTGGATATCCTTGGCGGTTTGATATTGGCCAACATGATCCAATTGGGTAATTACAAGGATGGCAAGATGCAGAAGGTTACTGCCGGAGTGAGCGGCATATACAATGATGATGATGATGTGGCGTTTTGGGCGGGTGGCAAACTTGAACAGGCTATTATGACCGTAATGAAGTTCCGTAACGACCCCAATTACCAGCCTACTGATGCGGAGTGGGCGAATATGGCAAATTTTGTTGCCACGCATGGCGGTGATGTATTTTTAAAAGGATATGTCTATGCATTAGGAGGCTTTTTCCGTGGAAGGGTTGAGACCTCTGTAGATGGGAAGCGAATTGTCATTGACCCGGAAAAGAATACGCTGGAAATGTACACGGCAGAAGGACACGCCACTTTGATTTTAAGATTTGACAAATCATCGGACGAATGGGAATATGGCGATCTCATCTTGCGGAAGTATGTCAATGATCAACTGGCACTCGAAACTACTGTATATCCGGAGCGTATCAGAATACAAAATCATGTTGAAAAAACGGATATCATGTTAAATCCCAACAACGTCTCGTTCTACGGCTCTAAGGGTGAGACATTATTGGTCGGGATGAAATCGGTATATAATGGGGTAAACGTGTCTAAGTATGTGGCGGATATAAGTTGCAGTCATTGGCCGGGTAAGGATGATGTCAGTACCGGACAAGTCTATGTGGATTATGAGACGGTGGAAGGTATTATAACTAATGGGATTTTAAAAGTAAAGAAATAATATGGAACTCAATACAGTCATTAAAACAGGTACCTGGTCTGATGCTGCCGACCGAATCAACAGTAATTTCAGCAAGACTTCCTCCGAAGTAGAAAAAATAAAATTAAGCAGCACCCGCAACAAGGGGTTGTATCCTACTATCGAAGCGTTGAAGGCTGCTATACCATCCCCGGTTGTAGGTGACTGGGCTGTAGTAGGTGATACCATACCGGGACCAATCTATCAATGTAAAACAAAAGGCACATGGAGTGCCACAGGCACGACAGGAGGAGGTGGAAGTATAGACCTGTCGGGATACTTAACAGCCGAGGAAATTGACGATGTAACATCAATATAATTTTTAATCTTAAGAAAAACATAAATAAATAATTACATAAGAACGACAACAGCTCAAGTTCTTGCGGAACTTAGGCTA